GCACACTGTAGTGATCATTGAATTGCCAAGTAAGCTGTTTGCAATCTACAAAGTTACCTAGTCCTGGATGAAATGCATCCACATGATAGTCTTCTAAGTATACTTCAACAAAGGTCTTCCAATTATAGTTGCACCAATGCTGCTGGCGGCTGTGAAACGCATAGTTGTTAAAGTTAAAATAAGACTTGTGAGTGATTTGATCTAGTGCTTTTACCAGATCAAAATGACCTTGTTCAAATATCAATCCATGCCAGGATTGAGTGGTAAACTTTTGTAAATGTCGATCTGGGCATGGATCAAAAAAAGGCGCACCAATGAGCTTGCCGTGATTGTCATAGGTCCAACCATGCAGTGGGCAAACAATTTGTGCATGATGTCCTGATCCCTGCAAGATAGTTGCTTGTCGATGTCTGCACACATTGCTCATGAGTTGCACGCCATCACTGTTGTTGATCAACATTCTACCATCGCCTTCCTGTGGGATCACAGCATAGTTACCCAGGCCAGGAACCAACAGTTCATGTCCCACATAACGAGCATGATTGAACAGCAGTTGTTCTTTTTCTAGAATGCGATTGTCAAAATAAAAATGGCTAGGTTTCATCTGTTTTTGGAAGATTATACTCTCGGGCATATTGAGATTGTACACTGCCCAAGGGATCCGGTCCCGGATATTTCACTGGATCTTCAATAGGCAAACCAAATCTTTTTCGTATGGCCTTTTTGTCTGCCTGGCTTCCACAGCACTGCGCACACTCTTCCACGATGTACTCAGCGAATCGTCGCGCTGTGCCGCGCCAAAGATCGTTGTGATAGATATTAAAATTAGCCTGTGCCGCTATATGGTCAAACCTGTCAGGATTGTCTGGTAACAGCACCGACTTGTAGGCTCGATCAAAGTCAGGGAAATCACTTGGTCTCGTCATGATGTTTGATATTTCCGTACTTGAGTAAAAAATGACTAAGGTACTTTTCACCATAAAAATCTAGATGTACCTCAGGCCGATAGCTATGACTTTCTCTGTCAAAGTGTAAATGATCACGCACTGTGAATCCCAGCGTCTTCCGCATGTTGCTGCGTATGAGATATACACTGGGAGGATTATCTTGTTTGATTCGTTCCCAAATCTTGGCCCAATGATGAAACTTATAGATCAAGGGTTTCATTCATAGTACTCCTTGATTTCACGCCAACGATTGCGAGCTGCCCAGTGTACAATACACCAATCAGTAATGCAGTTCTCATAGGTGCAAGAATCATTAGGACCTTTTTCAAGCATTTTACCTGACCAATGATCCCAATAGGAATCCAGTATCTCTTGATCTGACAGAGTCTCCCAGCGATCAATATCAAAGTCTTGTGTGGGATGACGATCAGGATAACATATGGTCCAGTATCTCATGCGTACAAGCCAAAATGTTTGAGTATAGTTTTGTCTATTCTACGTTGATACTGCTCGTCAGTATACACAAGATTAAACTGACCAGCACATTCTTTGATGATCAATTCCGCAAATATTCGATTGTATTCTTTTATCCATAGATCAGGAGCCAGTATATTTTTTGGCACTGACTCTTTGGCTTGATCGGCAAGTTCTTGAATACGTTGACTCATATGTTTACTCCTAGCACACTACCAGTGCCTAATAATACCTGCTATGATAAAAAAATTTGTGACAATGTAGATCAGTACAATACCAGAGCGAATCAAAGCCACTTTGTCAGATTCAGAATCAGATTGAGTGGCTTTTTCTCCTAGGGCTTTGGCCCATAGTCTCCAAAAATTACGCAAACAGATCTTCATCCCATTCACGGTGACCCTCACGGAACGCCATGTTGCTTTGTGTTTCGCGTACTTCCACACGGAAGCACCAAAGTCTTTCAGACTCTCCAGGCCCCCACATATCAGGAATATACACGCCATTCACATACTTGTACAGCATATCGGCTAGGCCTTCGCAGCCTAGTCTAGGAAGAATAGTAAGTTTGGCTAACTTCTTTTCTTGCAGTAATTTGAATGTTTCTAGTTCTGGGTCATCCATGGCTACTAGCAAGGTATGATCAAATTGATCTTCTAGAATCTTTTTAAGCTCTTTAAGGCCGCCATAGTCAGCTGCCCAGTTGCGCACATCAAGTAGATCTGTGCCAAAGTAGAACTTCATGCTAAAACTGTAACCATGAATCAAGTTACAATGACTATCCGCACGCCATTGGCGATACGCACAGGGAAAAGCATCATGATACTCTTTGGTGCTTACATATTTGTAAGTTCTTGGGGGTTGTGTTTCATTTAGGTAAAGCACGTAATTCTCCTATAAGTTAATATAGGCCTGCAGAATTTGTAAAGCGGGATGAAGAGCCAGGAAGGCCGCTGTGATTGATATTTAGTCTTCTAAAAAATCAAACTCAATTTGATATTGATCATCACCAAACCACGAAGAAAACTGCTCTCTAAAGTCTTCGTCTTGTTGAAGCCAATTAATAATACCGGCTTGATCTTCTTCTGACAACTCATGATACAGATCTCTGAAGTGTTGCGACTGTTCCTCACTGGCTTCTTCACGTTTTTCTTCAGCAGCGATCCAGTCATCCTCGTCTTCGGAGTCTCCTAGTTCATCTGCTTCGGTCCACGCATCCCATGCCAGTTGATGTGCTTCTTCGTTGAGATTTTCTATTAGTTCAACTGCTTCTTCTAGAGTCATTTTGATTCCTCGCTAGTACCAGTGGGGAAAGGCCATACAGGCATACTATCTCGAACAGCTTGTTCTTCGGGATTGATTTGGGCCAGTTCGTCAAAGGTAATTTCTTCTTCATCATCCTCTTTGAATTCCACAGCACGACCTTGTTTGTCAGCGCAGATGATTTTCACACGATTACCTTGTTCGTCTTCAATAAGAATTGGTCCCCATACCCAGGCTTCAGTATCGTTTTGACTCCAACCTTCTTCGCCTTCAAGAACTTCGTAGATGCTGGATTCATCAAACGCTTCTAGCAAGCGTTCTTGTTCTTCCTCATCCATGTCTTCAGGAAACTCAATATCTTCCCAACAGCCATCGCTCATTGAATCAAGTTCTGAATTTACAATGTTGTTTACACAGCAATCATACATGTTGATGCTGTCTAGTTTGCCGTCGCCCCCTGGTACGTAGTCAAATTCAAACTCAGGAGGATTGTCGTCGTCTGTTTCTATAAAAAAACTACTCCAACGATAACCTGTTTTACGGATGATACTAGCACCATCTTTGTAATAGTACTCATGTTCTTCGCAGGACTTTTTATAGTAGGTTGAAACCTTCCAATTAGCCATGTTATTTCTCCCAGTTAGGATTTGCCGGTTATTGACAGCCAAAACTTATTATACCATCTATAAATTGTTTTGTCAATGGTTTCTGGTTCTGGCGCAGGTTCTGGTTGGGGATCTGAGTCATTGACCACATTATCAACTTCATGATCAACCAAATTATTGTAAATGGTAGATTTCGCTAGCTCATATCTTTTTTGTTTGCTTTCACTGTGAAGAATCACAATCACAAACTCCTGACCTTTGCTTTCTACTAACATGCCCACACACCAACCAGCTGAATTTGTAAAACCAGTTTTGCTCACACGTATTTGGTCAAACTCCATAAGCAAGGGCTTGTTAGTATTGTCAATAGAAATTGTTCTAATCTTTCGTTTTCTATTGACCTCAAATAGCACATGCTTTTTCACACTGGTTTCCACAATGAAAGGATACAGTGATGCAATCTGCACCATGTTGCCCACGCTGCCAGCAGTGGCTTCGTTGCTAGAACTCAGTCCTGTGGGATCCATGAATCTGGCACCAACCATGGCAATCTCCTGTGCCTTGCGATTCATGGCCTTGATAAAGTCTTTACGACCTCCAGGATAGTCCCTGGCTATGCTTTCGGCTGCTATGTTATCACTGCGCACCAACATTGCTGTCATTACATCACGACGACTGTGTTCACCTGCGGGCAGTCGTCCACCCGGCAACATTGTGATTTTTCTCTCAAGATCGCGATCATAATCCAAGGATACCATGGCGGTCATGAGTTTGGTTATACTGGCAATGGGCATGGTCTCATTGTGAAACCGTGCGGTAACTATCTCTTGTTTGGTAATGTTGTAGACCCAAACTGCTGGGTGATGCGACGTAGATTTTTTAGCGTTGACTGAAACTGACATAGTCAACAGCAACAACATAGTCAAAAGTTTCTTCATGGTTTGATATATCCAGGTCGTTTGTAGTTTTGTTGACTGGAAATCACTCCACGTACTCCACCCGTGGGATCAGCACAATCACCTTGTCTACGTGGTATCATGTGAACATGTGGATACATCACAGTTTGTCCAGCAGCCTCACCAACATTTTGTCCGATGTTAAAAGCGTCCCATTGACCCTGCGTCACACCGGCTGCTCCAGTTTCGTAAGCAGCTTGATAGCAGGCCGCAACACATTCCCAGGTTTCTTGTGCGGGAACAAACAACAAATGTCCAGGAGTCACTGCAAATGCATCTCTGAACACTGTGTACAAAGATTCGGTGCGTTCTATCTCAGTCCAAGGAGCTCTTTTGTCTGCGATAGCACGATCAAGATCAGAGATCATGGTCTGCTCCTCGCATCCAATCATCGACCATCTGCTCTGCTTCTTGTTTGGTCAATGCTATCACTTTGAACCAAGCACGTTTTTGATCGGCCTTGATATCAAAAGGCACAGGACCTCCTCTAAATTCCAACGGCTCGTCAAGCACTCTAGTGATTTCCCAGGTTTTGAGATTTCTAACTCGATCTATCACAGCACTGGCTTGGTTTTTGTAAAAGTCTTTTGGTAGTTCATTCTTCATGCTGAATCCTTTACAGTGGACGAACGTATTTTCCAAGATTAGGAGGTTGCCAGCCTTCTGGTTTAAGAACTTTGCCATCTTCGCGTTTGCGCACTTTACCAGTGTCTTTGTCAATCTTGGCCAAATTACTAACCAACACTTCGTTCCAGGCTCCCTCGGCATCTACTCCAAGGCTGTGAATAGCACCAATGGTAACCACTAAGATGTCAATCAATGCATCCAAGGTTTCAACTTTGTCATGCTGTTGGATAGCTTGTGCAAGTTCGTCTGCTTCTTCTTGTATCAAGCTTAGATACATGTTGAATTGTTCTTGGTTGAACTTGCCAACTGTTTGATCGCAAGCCAACATAAAAGCCATCTGGTCTAGAAACACACTCATACTATTTCCTCCACTACGCCTAATACTTCAGCCAGTACGATGCATACTCCTGCTAGCCAAAAGTTTCCTACCATCAACACGCCTCCAGCAAATATCCTAATGCCGCTTTTGGCAAGACTAACATAAAAATGTCCTTTGCTTGTGTCTTTGGGTTGTATTTCCATGATTACCTCGGAGCGAATTCTTGTTGAAGTTTGATATTGTCCATGAACTCTTTCTTGACGCTGGGATCGTCTTTGAAAGCTCCGGTCAATACAGTGGTTTGTGTTAGACTTGAATGTGCCATGATGCCGCGATTTTCACAGCAACCGTGTGTGGCTTGAATGTATACACCTACGTTTTTGCTGCCTGTGGCTTTCATGATTTCTCTGGCGATATCATTGCACAGCTCTTCCTGTAGTGTGCCACGACGAGCGCACCATTGGGCGATACGAGTGTACTTAGACAAACCAATGAGTTTTTCCGCAGCAATGATACCAATATATGCAACTCCGCTGACTGGTTGGTGATGGTGACTACACATACTACGAAGCTCACTGCGTACAACCAGCATGCCCTCATAACGATCTTCTGTGTCGTTTGGAAAAGCTGTGGCGTTGGGACTTGGTTCGTATCTACCTGCCATTATTTCATTGAAGTACATCTTGGCCAAGCGCCTGGCTGTGCCTTGTGAGTTAGGATCGTTTTCACGATCAATCAACAATCGATCCAACACAAGCTCAAAGGCTTCGGTGGCTTCATCAATTAGCTGACTCTTTTGTTCTGCTGTGATATAGTCACTGATGTTGTCACCGGCCCAAAAACGTTTGTTATCAGTCTTCATCCGAGCTTTGATTAGATCTGACACATATTCTTGGCGTCGTCCAACTTCGCCGGCCTTGACATAGACCTTTGTGGGCAAAGGCACATATCGATCTTGATAGGTTTGTGGCTGAAACTCTGTGTCTACAGGTGTGTTGAGTAGTGGATCAGGGGTATAAGTGTTTGACAATGTTTTTCTCCGAGTTTGAGTCGAGGATGACTGTTGCTAGTTTACAGAATATTTAGGTCGTGGTCAAGATTGTTTGACATTTTTGTGCCAGTAATCTGCAGGGTATATCTTGGATCTTGACCTAGGTTATACACTAGATGCGGAGTATCGCCTTGCCATGACACCCAATCTCCTCGCTGCCAGGTGCCAATGGATCTATCACCCACTTGTAGACCGTGTCCAACCTTCCAGTCCTGTACAAAGATGATTACTCTAGTGATCAATGATAAATCTGTGATTGCTCGTTTTTCACAGTAGATTCGATATGCATCTTGATGCCATGGTAATATCTTGCCTGCTGGAATTAGATGTGCTGCATAAACTTTATCGGACAAAAAAGCAAATTGCTGCGAGAGATAGTGTTCAAGACTCTCGGGTATGTTGCGAGCAATGGCTATCTCAGTGATATTAAAATAACGTTCTCGATCAACTGCATACACAGGACTAAATCCACTCCATGGATCTGGGTGTGTAACAAAATCACAGTTCTCGTGCCAATCACCAAACCGTGATAGGTCAATGTGTCCTTGTTTTATTTGTTGAATTTCTGGCGCCATATTTTTATAGTCTTTTCTAAACCTGTGTCCATATCAATCACAGGGCGCCATCCAAGATCACGAGTAATAGCTGTGGTACCCGAATTTAACCAGTAGATTTCTCCGGGACGATGCGGCTTGGTATTCCATTTTATTTCGCCTTGCCAGCCAATCATGCCTGCAATCTTTTCTGCATAATCTCTTATCTTGATTGGATTGTCAGGACCCACGGTGTAGATCTTGCCTTGATTGCATTGCTCAGGATTTTCAATCACTTGCATCCAGGCTTGCAACAAATCTTCAATCCAGATAAAGTTTCTATAGGGTTCGGCATAGCCTAACTTCACTACATCAAGACCTTGCAACATCTGTGTGACAATTTGTTCTGTTACAAAGAAGTCATTGTCACCACGACCATAGCTGTTGGTTTGTCGTAATGCTGTGAAAGGTAGACCTAGAGCACGATGAGCATATTCCAAGTATTTTTCCACTGCTAGCTTTGCCACTGCATAAGGAGCATTGGGATTGGGCACAGTGTTTTCGTCAAAAGCCAATGACACAAGTGGTTTGCCATGATCACGGACTTCATCGCTGATAGGTTGCCAGCCATAGACTTCCATGGTACTAGCAAACACAAAGTTTTTGAGATTACTTAACTTGCTGGCTGCGTCGATGAGATTAACACTGCCCACGTAGTTGATGTCACTAAAAGTAACTTGCTCATAAAAACTTTTTTCAACTTCGGTGCGAGCAGCCAGATGTACTACTATATCTGGGTTAGCTGCTTGCAGTTCAGCTACAACCTTGGCATGATCTCTAAGGTCGCTAACAAGCTCAACCACAGTATGACGTTGTTGTAACAAAGGCAAAAGATGTTGGCCGATAAAGCCGTTACTGCCGGTAATGAATATTTTCATGGGGGAGTTATTGAGTAGAGCCAGTATTTAGCCAGCAAGTTACTCACCTATTTTTCTAACATGATATTTGTCACCGGGCAAATGATCTCTGTAGCGATTGCCGCTGCGATTCCATTGTTCACCATGTCCTAGTATGATATCGACCACACGATCCACTGTGCCATCGTTCCAATCTGAAATCAAGCCCATGTTGTGATGTGGTGCTTTCAGTAGATTCTCCAGCTTGTGGAATGCATCATCAATGCTCCAAGGAACATAAAGACGGTTGGGATCATTTGCAAAAGTTTCTGGGAAGCTACGATAAGCAGGGTATAATACATTGCAACCCAGGGTATCAGCTTCACTAACAGTGTTTGACACCCAATCTTGTAGTGCGCAATTGAAAAGAACTCGCGTGTTATTGAGCAGATCATAGTAATCATTCTTGGTTAGATTCTCATGAATGGTCAGGAGACCTTGTGCTTCAAGATCACGAGCTCGAGCGATATACTCTGGATTGTTCGAACGCAGTGGCCCACCAGAGAACAAGCAAAACTCCACTGGGAAATCAGCTTGGTTGTTCCACATATCAATCAAGTCCATGTAAAAGCCTGGCTGCTTTTCTTGATCAAATCGAGCAGCAAAGCCCACTCTCATGGGACGTTGGTTGAATGGAGTGATGTTGTCAGAACCACCAATGCGTTCCAGCACTTCTTGTTTGCCAAATGCTAGGCCAGAAATATTATAGATAGGAGCACGCCATCCAGCAATACGCATATGAGCAACCATCTCCTCATTTGTGGCGAGAATTCCGGTAGCGAACTCATTGACCATGCGTTCGTAATGCGCCATCCACTTTTCAAGACCCCATACATGAACAAAGTCATCAGGATCAATGGACTGAGCAAGACACCTAACAAAAACACGGG